TTAGCAGGTGAAAAATACACAGCAATAGGTACATCACAAGGTTTATTTTTATACTACGGTGAAAAATTTTATGACATTACTCCATTAGATACAGCAATTACTGGAGCGGATTTTGATGCAACATCTGGATCTCCAACGGTTACCGTTAATAAAACCTCTCATGGTTTGTCTAATGGACGATATATAACATTTGATTCAGTGACTGTTCCAACGGGATCTGGTTATGCAACAACTGATTTTACAGATAATACATTTGAAATATCAAATGTAACAACTAATGCATTTGATATATTAATGCCCTCTAATTCAGCGGGTACTACATCTGGCACTGGTTCAGCAGAAATACTTCCATATATAATAGTTGGTCCTACCTTTCAAACTGCGGGTTATGGTTGGGGTACATATTTATTTGGCGAAGAGGCTTGGGGTACTGAGCGTACAACCAGCAACGTGGTTCTGGATCCAGGCTTCTGGAGTCTAGATAATTTTGGAGAAATATTAATTGCAACTATTCACAATGGTAGAACATTTACTTGGAATGCAGGCGCATCCTCTCCAAGATCAAATAGAGCAACAGTTATGTCGGGTGCACCAACTGCATCAAGATTGACCCAAGTATCTGATAGAGATAGACATGTATTTCATTTTGGAACAGAAACAACAATTGGGGATTCATCAACACAAGATCCAATGTTTATAAGATTTTCAAATCAAGAAGATTTTAATACTTATCAACCAACAGCCACAAACACTGCAGGAACTTTTAGAGTTGATAAAGGTAATGAAATTGTAGGAGCAGTATCTGGTAAAGACTATACGTTAGTATTAACAGACAGTTCCGCTTATGTAATTCAATTTGTTGGTCCACCATTTACATTTAGTGTAAAACAAGTTGGTACAAACTGTGGTTTGATTGGTCAACATGCATTAACTTATTCTAATGGTGTTGTTTTTTGGATGTCAGGTGAAGGTGGATTTTTTATGTACGATGGTACAGTAAAAGCAATACCTTGTTTAGTTGAAGACTTTGTATTTACAACTACAGGAGATAATCTAGGTATTAATTATAATGCAGGTCAAATTGTTTATGCCGAACACAATACTTTATATAATGAAGTAAATTGGTTTTATCCAAAGTCACTATCAGATCAAATTGATAGATGTGTTACTTATAACTACGGAGAAAACTGTTGGACAACATCATCATTAACTAGAACATCTTATATTGATGCAGGTGTATTTGATTTACCTTATGCAACTGAATATGATAGCACTGCTACACCTAATTTTTCAATACAGGGTATTACTAATTTATTTGGAGCATCCACTTACTATGCTCACGAAACCGGAACCGATCAAATCAATTCATCTGGTACAACTTCTATTGATGCATTTATTAAGTCAGGTGATTTTGATATATCTGCTAGACAAAGTGCTTTGGGTCAGACAACAGGACTTGCTGATTTAAGAGGTGATGGTGAGTTTATTATGTCTATGAAACGATTTATACCAGACTTTAAAGTATTAACAGGTAATTCAAAAGTAACACTATTATTAAATGACTATCCAAATAATACAGCATCTAGTTCACCTCTTGGACCATTTACAATATCATCATCTACTGATAAAGTAGACACTAGAGCTAGAGGAAGATTACTTGCAATTAAAATAGAAAATGATGCTGTAGGTGAGACTTGGCGTTATGGAACATTAAGAGTAGATGTAAAACCAGATGGAAGAAGATAATGGCTAGAATAACTTCATACATACCAGAACCAAAAGAAGAATATGATGTTGAAAACCAAAGACAAATTCTTCGTGCAGTGGATACAATTAAAACTGAATTAAATTTTTCATATCAAGATGATTTAAGAAAAGAACTAGAAAGATTTACTTGGTTTAATTCAAGGTTTGGTTGCTAATGAGTGGTTGTAATAATGTCAATACAACAGGTGGAACTAGTCCAGGTACTAGTGATATAGATTTTTATCTTGCAGTTGCTAAAGGTGATTTTACTGGTTATACAAAAGTTTCTAAGTTTGGAAGAAATCCTGGTGTAAAATCAGCTGACTATGAATCTATTTGGGATGGAAGCAATTTATACCCTTGGCCGACAGCAGCAGAAACTTTAAGTGTTGTAAGTGATGATGCTGATGATACTTCAGCTGGAACTGGTGCAAGGACGGTTGAAATAGAAGGGTTAGACTCTAGTTGGAATGTATTGACTGAAACAGTAACTATGAATGGATTAACTCCTGTTGTTACAACTGGATTATTTTTAAGAGTATATAGAGCAAGAGTGGTGACTGCTGGATCAACAGGGGCTAATGAAGGTACAATAACTATGACTAATACAACATCCTCAAATGTAATTGCACAAATAAGCGTAGACAATTCTGGTTTTGGTCAAACTTTAATGGCTGTTTATACAATACCTGCTGGTAAAACAGGTTATTTAATTAGTGTTAATGGTTCTTCTTCAAAAGATAATGAACATACATTTAGATTACTTGCTAGAGATAATACAGTAACTGATGCAGCATGGAATACAAAAGAACTTATGAATGCTAGAGGTGGTTTTAATTTATATAAAAAATTTGCTATAAACAAATACACAGAAAAAACAGATTTAGACTTTCAGGCGATTGCATCAGCATCGTCTGCAGCATCAGGAGGATTTGAGTTAATACTCATAGATAATTAATGGCAAACTTTTATAAAAACGCATTCTATGATCCAACGGTTACTACAGCTGTTACGACTTATACTTGTCCAAGTAATGCAAATGCTATAATACAAAATATACAAGTAACTAATGAATCAGGATCAAAAGTAGTTAAAACTCACGTGACAGACAGCTCTGCATCCACTTCTTTTGTTGTTGCATATGCTTCTGTAACTGGTCCTACTATTTGTAATTTAGCTAAGGGTCCAATAATTTTAGAAGACAATGATTCAATTGCTCTTGAAACTTCTGATACATCTGGTATAAGTGCCACACTATCAATACTAGAAATCAGTAGAGAAGATCAGAATGGATAATATATATAAAATAGATTGTACGACTATAACAACTTATAGAAATACAAAAACAAACGAAGTGTTTAAAGAGAAAGTAGAAGGACCCGATATTGTACAAGATGTTACAGTGCAGGTTTCTCCTAAAGGATTAGATCTAATGCAGAAAGTGATGAATAAACAAAATGATAATAAGAAATCAAACACCTAAGGGTGGAACTGAATTACAATTTAGTTATTTAGAAAAATACGTAGACAAAAAATTATTAGACCAAGTACAAATTTGTACAAGTGTTCCAGGTAAAGTACCAATTGATCCTAACAAAGTAAATATACTTTGGCAAAAAAATTCTTGGGACCAAGCTAATTTATATCCATGGTTTAAAGATAAAAACAATCACAAACAATATGATTGGTATGTATTTAATTCACACTGGAACTTTGAAAAATTTAGAATGATGTTTGGCTTACCATTAGAAAAATGTGTGGTAATTAAAAATGGTATTGAAAAAATAGAAAAAGCTAAACCTTATGAAAAAGGTCAGCCTATAAGAATTATACATCAAAATACACCTTGGAGAGGATTAAGTGTATTGCTAGGTGCTATGCAATTAGTTAATAATCCTTTAATTACTTTAGATGTATATTCATCTACAGAGGTTTATGGAAAAGATTTTTTTGAAAAAAATGACCATAATTATACAAAACTTTATGAACAAGCAAAACAATTACCTAATGTAAATTATTTAGGTTATAGACCTAATAGTTATATTACAGAAAACATACATAAATATAATATGTATGTGTATCCTAGTATCTTTGAAGAAACTTTTTGTATATCTTTATTAGAAGCTATGGCTGGAGGTTTATATTGTATTACAACAAACTTAGGAGCTATCTTTGAAACAGGTGCAGAGTTTCCAATGTATATTCCTTTTGATGATGATTATAAAAGATTAGCTAGTAAATTTGGTTATGGTATTCAGGCTGCTGCTAATACGTTACATGAACCACAAATACATAATCACATAGAATCACAATCTCACTACGCTAATATATATTACAACTGGAGTAAAATAGGATCAGCTTGGACAAGATTTTTACAAGGAGCTATAAATGCAAAAAAGTAATAAGGCCCCAGGCCAAAACAATGAACCCATTTGGTTTACTAAAAACGATACGAAAGTAACAGAAATAAATATAGGCTCTCATTCACCACATAAAATTATGGTATGTACTCCGTGTCATAGTGATACTTCGATGCACTACACTCAATCAGTTTTAAAATTTCAACAAGATTGTATGCAGAAAAAAATACAAGTTAGTTTTACTTTGATGAAATCCTCTTTAGTTACTCAAGGTAGAAACTTGTGTGTAGCTGAAACTTTAAACCACGAAGATGGTTACACACATTTATTATTTATAGACTCCGATATAGACTTTCAATCATCTACTATATTTAAAATGTTAGATGCAGATAAAGATGTTATTGCATGTCCTTATCCTATGAAGATGTTAGATTGGGATAAGATATGGAGAAGACTACAAACTAAAGAAGATGCTATTACTTCAGCAAAAGATCTAGCTAGAGCTGGTTATACTTACCCATTAAAAGTAGAAGACTCTGCTAATATACACAGTGAAAAAGGATTGATTGAAGTAACTCATGCTCCTACAGGGTGTATGTTAATTAAAAGAGAAGTATTAGAAAAAATGATAAAACACTACCCTGAATTAGAGATATTTCAACCTACCTTTATTAATGGTAAAGAAGAGAAAAAACATAATATGTGGAATCTTTTTGATACTATTCATGACCCTAAGACTAAACGTTACTTTGGAGAAGATTTTGGTTTTTGTCAAAGATGGACAGATATGGGTGGTAAAGTATATGTCTATGTAATGGATGCTATTACACATGTTGGAGAGTTCCAATATTGTGGTCGTTTCTTTGATGATTTATATCAAGGTACGAGGCCTGTAAAACCCATTGACGAAGACAAAAAAATCAAATAAACTATTATATTACAGGATTTCTACGCCTGCCTAACAGTATAAATATA